CTGCCTGTATTATTACTCTTACACTCGTTGTCCCTTGATTGGCAAAAGAGTAGGAGTGGCCTGTTGCTATGCCTTTATAAACAAACTGATTGCTATCAAATTTAACAAAGACATCATAAGTTGAAGAAGAGTTTTGGTCTTCCCATACTGCTGTAATTATCTGTTCTGTTTTTGAAACAGCTCCAGAAGTAATGAAAACATCGCTTCCAATAGAGTTATATATTGGAGACCAATGCGAGCTTCTGTTTTTATCTTCAGAGATTACTCTATAACGAATATTATATTTTTGGCTATCGTAATCAACTGGTGGAAGTGAAGTTTTTTTTACTGTTATTTTTTTGATATTAGAATCAGCCATTATGAAACACCAATTGAGAATCTAAACTCAACATAATTATTTGTGTTTGGTGATTTAATAATTGCCTCACCATCAGTGTTTTGAATAACTGTATACCCAGTTAATCCATATAGTGGGTTTTTTGTTGCAATGTTTTCTAGTCTCATTGCATCTAAGGCAACATAATAATCTGATGATGGATTTCCGCCATCAATAACCGATACATATATTTTAACAACACTAACATCGTTCCAGTTAAAGTTTGCACTTGTGTATAGGTCTTGTAGCTGCTTTGAAACAACGTAGTATCTATTAGTTTCGAACTCATCATCTAATGGCAAACTTAAAGAGCTTCCATTGTTTAGTTCAGCTTCAAATCTAGCATACTCTCCAGATGAAGTATCGGATGAAGAAAAATCAACTAGTATTCTGATGGTATCTGGAACTGCGCTAGAACCTCCATTTTTACTTACTAGAGAAAATGCTAGTCGCATCTCATCTATTGGAGAATTTTTTGTAAAATCAATATCTACACCAGTTAAATGTATATGTGATCCACTAATATTAAAATGATCCTGTGTTGGTCCGCTCTCTGTAATTACATCTAGATCTGACATATTGCCTTGAATTAAGATCGTATTATTTAAAAACCTACATCTTTCATATCTCTCTGCTCTAGGTGTTTTATAAAATATACTGTTATCAGAGTTAGCTTGAAATACAGGAGTTGCTGTTAGTACCCCTGCGGTATCATATTGTTTTGTTGATGAGTTTATTAAATATGAGCCTGTAATAATATTATCATTTTCAGTGTCAAGCTGTACTGGTATTGTTGGAATTAATGTTGTAGATGTTGAAGTATGATATTGCCAATTTTCTGTATTGGTAAACGCAAAAATTGTTTTGCTATCGTACGTTCCAGCAGATGGGTTTGATCCTGCTGAGTATAGTCCTACTTCTGTAATCTCATATCTTTCTTCCGTTGGCAATTCAGCCGTAAGAACAATTTTATTCATACCATTTTCTTGTACATACCCTCTTGAAGATATTGGAACTCTAAACATTTCAAAATCTAAATTCTCTTTATCTGGATAGTCTTCAAGGCTTTCTGAGGTTTTAAATGGTTGCTTTCCGCAGCCAACAGCAATATAAGAAGCAAAAGCTGGTGCTTGGCCTAGCAGGTACTTGCCAATAATAGTTTTACCAGTATTAGTTATCATGATGTAGCTTCTCCTAAATATGCTTCATATATTGTACCACTTAAGCTAATTTGTACCTCGACTTGCTCATCACTGTTAAGATTAACTAACTCTATCACCAAGTCTCCAGCAGCATTAAAATAAACATTTGAACCTCCAGGGCCGTTGCCTACAGTAGGCACTTTTTCATTTAGATTAATTGGGAAATTGTTAAAAATCTTATCTGACGAGCCTTGTAGTCCAACTAGATTTAATGGATTATATTCTTGTTGGATTGCTGTTAAGTTTTTAATTACATTATAAGATACGCTTTGACCATTGATAGTATCATTTCTAGCAATGTTAATTAACTCATGTCCCCCAATATTTTCAAAGATAATATCAACCATAGATTCTGGTGCTACCAATTCATCATTAAACAAAACTGTGTCTATTGGGGCAGTCTTAACAGAATTTTGTTTAATAAAATTAATAGCTGAATTGGCTAGATCGGCTGGCGTTAATGGAGATGCTGATAAGCTAGAAAAATTAATGTCAGCCATTTTATACCTCACTCAAATAAATAGTCATAGAAGGACCATCCTGACTTCTGCTATAGGAAATATTATAAACAACAAACCTTGTAGAGTCTCCTGTTACCAAATCTAATCCGTCAGAATTTTTATAGTCTAGAGTAACAATGTCTCCTAATTGTAGTGTTGGTATGCTAAAAATGTTAGCTCCAATTATTTTTTTAGGTTCCATAACTTTATTGATGATCCAGTTCATAAGAGATTCTGCGCTATCTTGTGTCTGAATGTATTGACTGTCAATAGAAAATTCATTTTTGCCATACGTCATTCTGCTTTGTCTAATTTTGTCATATTTTTCTTTTTCAATAAAAGGAGAGATTATCTGATTTGTGTCAGTTAATTCTGGATCTGCCATATTGCTACGCTTTTTAAAAAATTCATCAACAGTTAGATTATGTGTTGTTTGTTGAGTAAATGTTATTCCTTGAATTTTTAAAGGACTTCCTGTAGTGTCATCTAAGTTTATTGCTTTATCTGTAGAATTAAATACTAGAAATTCTGCGCCATACGAGTCTGCCTGAAAACCCGAAACCATATATGATTTAATTCTATTAAAGCTTGGAAAAATTTGAGCATAAAGAGCTGGGAAGGATAGATCATATTTAATGTCAAAGTACGCACATTCTCTCATGATTGATCCAAACTCTTCAAAATACATATTATATTTTGGTGGCTGTTGAGAACTTATTCCGCCAAGGTAAGTAGATTGAACTATACCACTCATGGCATATTTTCTAAATGACTCACTAGCGTCAATGTCTTTATCCCCAAAGGCTTTAGAGATTGTTTCTTCAACATTAAAAGATGTATTCTGAGAATAGTTTTGAGATAGCGCATATACATTTTCAAACATACATCTAGAAGATCCACGAGTAAATAAAGCCATGTTATTATAGATTGGTAGAGGGTCTGTGTCATCTACTACCTGAATTAGCTTGTTATTGATATAAAGATAGAATCTTCTTACTTTACCAATGTCTTCGTATTCTACTGATAGATCATATACCGTTGGATTTTCTTCTCCAGCAAGTCTGTATTGTCCAGTAAAAGATCCGTCATCAATTAATATTTTTCCTAAGCCTCCCCATAACTTTACAGGAATAGCTTTAGAACTTGACAAATCCTTTTTAATTTTATAAAAAACAATATTATCTATTGAGACACTTGAATTGCCAGCATTATCAAACTTAAAATATGATTCAATGTTATTTTCAGTAAGTGCTGTAATTTCAAAATAATATCCATTGTTTGTTTCTGGATTAAGAAGTACTGCTATTCCTCCTCCTGCGCCATTAATATTAACATTTTGATCTGTGGTACTTCCAGTAATCTGATAGTAGGGGGTACTTCCAACAGGTGTTTGAAACTTAGTAGGATTGTTTTCAATTTTTCCAACAATGCGAACTCTAGTTCCAAAATGTTTGTATGCATTATTTAGCTCTTTATAAACATAAGAAACAAAACTAATTGGGTTTTCTGTAGTTTTAAATGATGGTCCATTTACAACAAGTGCTGAAGACTGAACTGTTCCAGATTGGGTTGACTGTAAATTATTTACAGCAGTTTCAGTCAAGTAAGCTGTTGACATAAAATTTTTAATTATTCCATTTCGTGTTGTTTTTTTTGCTAAAACATTATTTACTCCAGCAGCACCTACTGCTGTTACTGGCAAGGCAATATCTTTTAATAACTGATTAGTAAAAAGATATGTATGATCCATGTCACAACCTCTAACATAGTCATTATTTGACCAATAAGATCCTGCTCCTGCAAAGTGATAGGCTAATGGAGTATTGAATTGACCACGACCATGATCAACTACTGGACCATTCTTAAGTCTAACAATATCTCCAATTGTTTCATAATATGGTGTTGCATAAATTCTAACTAAGCCAGTAGGGTAGATTTTTCCGTTAAATGGGAGTGATGAAAAATATCTTTGATACTCTTCGTTATTACTAATCCAAACATTACCAGTTCCTGTAATATTGTATTGAACAGCATCATACTTAATTATCTCTCCATTAGAGTAAAAGTATCCTTGATTTCTTGTTAACCAATAAACGTTTTCTCCAAAATCAATTATGTTATTGACTAACACTCCTGCAACAACTTGTGGCGGTGTTGAAGATAGGTCAGAGTTTAATGGCATTGCACCTAGTACGTAGCTTCCTTGTCCTGATGCTATTTCATTAATAGTTTTTGTTGGT